GAGGTCCATTAGGGGATTGGAGAGTCTTACCCAAAATGTAATCTCTGAAGTTTTTTGTGGTATCGAAATCTAAGTAACTTGGCATCTTATTCTTTTATATGATAAATAGGTGTTTATTAAATTTTTAACTTGAAGGTACCCCAATATTAAGGTATGAACCCTTAACTTGAGATTGAAAGTAATCATCTTTAAACATTTCTCTCATAATACCGTCGGTTAATGTACCGCTTGATGTTATTTTTAATTCTACTTCAGATTTAGTTCCTTTGTTTTGAGTTGTTGGTTCAATTTTAGTTTCGGTTTTTTTAGTTTCCTCCTTAACGTTAATTGGTTCTTGTTTTCCACTAACATTAGTTTTTGTTTTTGTATCTTTAGCACTTGAAAATATATCAGTTGCTATTGTTCTAATTACATTTGCGGTGTTTTCTGTTCCCTTTGCGACTTTATCGGCCACCTCTCTTGATTCCATTGCCATTTTATATGGGTCAAATCCTAATGATTTTACTAAACTATCACCTAATTTTCCAGATTCAACTCTCGCCTTTGCAGCTATGAATGATACGTCACGATTAATATTTTCAATTGCACTTACTTGTTTTGTTGCAATTTCCTCAGCTGACATTTTTTTAAATGCCTCTCTTTGATTCAATAAAATATCCTTTTGAGCGCCACTTAATGATTCTAAAGCAACCGTACTACCACCTAATTGTGCTTGTAAACTTTTAGGTACTTCAATTACCATTTTACCATCTTTCATTTGAGACATATTAGTAAGAAACTCCCTGTCATCATCATCCATTACCAATCCTGTCGACATTAATTCACTAGCTGCAGACATTCTTTGTGCCGAATTAACCGCCAAATCTGATAATTGTTTAAAATCTTGACCAGTTGCAGTTGCAATGGCTCTCACTTGTCTTAAGTTTGCCCCCGTGACCTCAAATCTACCGGTTGACTGATTAAATGTTGCCAATCCTTTTACCGTACCCGCTAACGCATCTTGTAGTCCGTTCATGTCATTAGTTGTCATGTACATTAACTTAAGTGGGTCATTCATGGCCCCATACGCCCCACCAACCGCAGATAATTGTGCCGCTAATTCCATTGCTCCTTCAGGTTCGAACGCTTTGTCCGCTAATGCGGTAACCATGGAAAAGTCCATTTTTAACGATTGAGCCTTTTGAGCCATTTTTGTTAGACCTTCTATACCGTTTTTAAATCCATATTGATTTAATAATCCAATATTCTGACCAACTCTACTGATTGTTTCTTTTGAATTTAAACCTAACGTAAGTGAACTCTTACTTGCGTCTTGAATATACTCCATTGTATCTTTAACTCCCATTGATACTCTTTGAAAGTCGTTAGCCATTTGTGCTGCACCATCCATTCCACCTTCAACAAATTTACTTGACAATTCCATGTCTCTAATTGTTTCGGCGTTTACTAACCTAAATCTACCTGAATTAGCAACTAAATTACTCATTGTAGTTGATAAATCTTGAAATGAAATACCCAATCTTTGTGCGTCTGGATATGCTTCAGTAATTTCTTCTCTGAATGCTTTAGATAATTCTCCGGTCATCATTGTTCCCGAATTAATATCTTGTAATAATGCGTTTTGTTGTTTGTAATTGTCGACTACCCCTGTACCAATTTTACCGACCGCATCTTTTGCAATGTCCCCTAATGATTTTAATTTATTATTTGCATCAAATAACATATTAATGGAACTTTCAATTGTTGCATTTTCACTTGATGAACCATAATCTTTTCCTGATTGACTTTTTAAACCTTCTCTTACTGTTTGTAGTATACCTTGTGGTACGGTTGCTGTGGCTCCCGCTACAGTTGAGGTGCTTGATGTTTGATTTGTGGCCGCTGTATTATCTGTGGTCCTATAAAAATTGTAAGCAGCAGAAATATCCGCCACTTTCGCGTTCGGATATGTCTTTTGATATTCGTTAAAAAATTCGGTCTGTTTTCCCGATTTAGCGAGTTGGGATAATTTATCGTTCATACCTTATAAATAGATTGTTAATTGTTTCCACTTTCAATTTCTATCAAGTATTGTACGTAATATCGTCTAACATATACAGGCATTGAAATAATATCTGAATATGAAAATCCTCTTTTTACTAAATATAGTATCTCATCGAGCTGACCTTTCCTATAATCCGTAGAAAGGGCGAAAAAACTCAACCCCGAATCCAACTTCAACTTGGACTATATCTCCTGACGGGGTGGTTACATTTTTAGTCAAATCTAATCCAGGTTTAATATCTGAAATAAATTTTCTAAAATCTTGGGAATCTTTTATTGGTAAACGTTCAATTAGGTTTCGAACTTCCATTTGGTTTCTATTACCTCCGATTGATTTAATCATCATTTCAAGTTTTTTGGTAACTATTGGTGCAATACCATTACCATTCCAACTGTCTTTGATTTTTTGTAATTCATCTTCCTGTTTTTGAGTTAAGAAAGTAAATGTAACATCAACTTTACTTTTTTCAAAGTAATAAGGATATTCATTATTCGTATCTGCGACTAATTTAAATTCTTTAATCGGTACGTTTGATAAATCAATAACTGTTGTAAATTGTTCATTAGTCTTTGGGTCAGTTATTGACATATTATATTCGGAACCGAAAGCTGTGTTTCTTAAAAAGATTAGAATTGCTTGTCTGTCTTCTTCAACAATATCATCAAATTTTAAATCGTGGTCTAAAACTTTTCTGTTAATTAACTCATTGACAACTGTATTTGTTGCAATTAAATTTGGTGATGCTAATATATTTTCATCTGCCGCTGTTAAATAAGCCACTTTAACAGATTTCTTACCGTTTTGGTAATGTATACCTCGACTTGGTAATTCCACCACATCGTAGGCAATCGTTGGGTCTATTCTTAATTCTTCCATGGTATAAGTTTACACTATAACTATGTAAAAGTAAAGATTACCGTAAAAATAAAAACCCATTAACTTATTAGACAGATTTACCTTAATAGTTAATGGGTTTTCAATATGTAAATTACGAATATTAGTATACTTGAATACATCTATCCATTCTCAATGAAGCATCAATTGTTGCTAAATCATCTTGTGAATAGTTCAAATCACCGAAGTTCAAACTTGTTAAGAAACAACCTTGAAGTATCCATTTTTCAACGACAACTCCTGTTGGGTCTAACATCTCAAGTTCAACGTCCTTCTTGTAACCTGCGGCATATCCCATACGACCTGTAACTGATTCAGCGTGTAAACGGAACCACTCCATAAGTGCTTGAGACGCTGAAGGACCAATTGGGTCTTTGAACGTTACTTTTATCTCTTCCCAATCAAAACGACCTGCAACGTAAGTTGAAGTGTTCAAGAAAGGAATTTCTACAGATTTAATCTTTGCACTTGGACGAGCTGTTGAAGTCACGTACCATTCGTTGATACCCAATGATGAAGGGAATCTTAGAATAAATCTATTTTTACGTTTCGGTTCATAAGGAACCGGCATTTTCATTAGTAAATCTGCCATGTTGTATTTGTTAAGTTTTTTTGTTATTTTATACTCTTATAAATATATCCCAAATGGAAATAAATTTTTTTTACACCGAAACTTGACTTTGTCAATTATTTTCCGTAGTTTTTTACAGGCTCCAGCAAATAAGTTCCAGTATAAATAGAATATAATATAATAAATACTAGAATAAAATAAGTAATACTAGAATTTCTAGTTCCAGTATTACTGGGTATTTTTAAAAATATAACGATAATATTATTATGGTTCCATGTGGAACTAAAAAAGGGTACCATTTCTGATACCCTTCCTTTTTTTATATCTCCTTTTAGATTAGATATTTTCAAATGAAGCTCCTGTTGGAGTAATAATGAATTCCACATCGATAAATTCAAGTGAACGAGTAGGTTTAATGTATATTTTACCTCTTAATGTGTTAGCATCTATGTCCTCTGGGTCATTTGATACACTTACACGGAAGTCATATAAACCTCTTTCTTTCTTGATTGCTTCAAGAATTGGATTAACCAATCTCAAGAATTCATTTCTTACTTGTTCATCATTTTGTTCGAACAATAATCTAACTGCAACCGCTGAAATTAATTTTCTTGCTCTTAATAATAATCTTCTTACGTTGATTCTGTCTAAAGCAGACTCTCTAACTTGTAACGTTTTGTTACCCCAAATAATAGTACCTGTATCAGAGAATGTAGCGATTGGGTTAATTCTATTTTTATATAAACTATCTCTTTCATCAAGAGTTAATTTCTTTTGTGCTTTGATTGCATTTACCAAACCTCTTGAATAACCCGCTACTGCGAACCATGGATATGATACGTTATCAGTTAATGCGATATTCTTAAGAACTTCACCTGTTGGTGGAAGGAACAATTGAGTTGAATTGTCGTTATCTCTAACTTGAATCCAAGGCCAATATGTTGCAGAATAGTTACTATCCAAAGAAGCCGTATCCAAATTGTCAATTGCCTCATCCGCCGTTGTTACGTTAGGTGATGCGATGATATATAATGAATCCGCTCTATCGTTCTCAATCATGTCGATTGCGGTAGTTGTCAATGAACCATGGTCGTAAAAGTTAATACCAGGTGTTGCAAATACGTTAATATCAACAGCTTCAGGGTTTGAGAAAGTCTCAATACCTTTTACATATGAATAATAATCAGAATTTCCAACATTTGCATTGAATACACCACCATTATTTGTGTTATTTACGGTATAAGTTGATTTACCAAAAATGAACGAATCTGAATTAGTTCTATCTTGTCTGTAAATGTCCCAACCATCAAAACCACCAAACACCGCGAATGTAAATTTACGTGCTGCTAATGTTGATAACTTTCCTTTATCTGCTCCTTCTAAATCGTATGGTGTACAATCATATTCAAATCCTGTGATTGTATTACCTGTAATTGCCGCAGCATTTTTAGATAAGTGAAAACCTGTTGTTACTTTATCAGGATTAACTCCTTTGTATTTCAATATATCTTTATCAAAACCAACTTTAGATGATAAACCTAAAGATACTTTTTTGATTTTATCTCCAGATTCAACAGTTCCGAATGAATTGTAAGCCGCAAGGTCAACAATATCACCCGCATCTTGGTATTGTGTCTTATAAATTACAGAACCCAATGTTGAACCACTTAATGTATCAGTTACGAAACCTTTGAAACCACATGGAATTGCGTCTGTTGGGTGACCATCAGCCAAAACTAAAGTGATAAATTTAGAACGTAATTCATATTCACCGTCAGATGTACCGATTTTTCTACCGATATAACCAGCAACGTCCATATTCATTGAACATCTTGTGAATTTTTCTAATACAACCATATTATCGTCAGTATCGTAAAAGTCACGAACTAATAAATCAAACTCACCTTCATCCAAGTTAACGTTCACAATTGAAATTTTAACTTGGTAATTAGCTGCGTCACCATCTGAAATTGTTTGGATTTGAAACAAATCCGCTACTTTTCCACCACGTACTTCAGAAACCACCATAGGTGAAATCGTTGTATCGTATTCAGCTACGAAATCATTACCAACTGAATGATAAACTTCTTCTAAGTCAATTCCTCTAACTAAACCTCTATTATAAAGGGTTTTAATTAAATTTGGATAAATCTCATAAACATATAATGGATATTCGTCCATGTCTTTATCAAAAACATCAACACCTAAAACCTTAGTAATGTATTTTGTTGATGTGTTATCTAATGAACATGTATATGTTTTTGTAGTTGCTCCATCGGATGTTATGTTGATACTAAAATCATTTAAGATATTATGGTCGATATCCGCTGAACTAATAGTAAAACCAACATTTGCCGTAACTTGTAAATCTAGTGTACTACCAACATACTTACCTCTTGACCTTAATGCCGCCACTGTTACGTGATGGTAATCATTTTCAGTTGCTCCTGTATAGTTAAATCTAGTTACATTAAATGTATTAGATGAACCTGAGTAAACAAAAAGATATGAATGTAACCCATTAACCACACCAGCTGATTCAGTGAAGAAATTATTTGCCCAAGTATATCCTGTTGCACTACCAATTGGTCCCGTAATTTCGTTACCCGTTAAACCGGTAGTTGCACTTTCAGGTACATAACCAATTGTGAACCATTCATTATCTGAATATGTTCCATCAGTTATAAATTTAGTTACACTATCACCTGTTGTTGCGGTTTTACTCGACAAACTAAAATAGTATGTACTTCCTGTTATTCCTGTTATTGTTGGAATCATTGTTCCTGTTCCTGTAACAGGTGTTGACGTAGCGTCAAATATGACACTACCTAATGTTTTTAAACCAAATGTTTTATTTGGTTTATGACCCGTTAATCCAAGTACTCTTGTTACGAATAGTTGGTTTGATTCTTGAAGATAAGATTTTGCAACATAAGGTAATTCATATTTAGGGTTACCGTTACCGTATTTAAGAGGTGACGTTGTACCAAAATATGTTTTAAATTCGTCGAAATTTGTAATCAAAACTGGTTCGAAAGCTGGACCTTTTAAAGTCTCACCTACTAAACCTAATGTTGTTACTCCGACACTTTGTGCAACAAATGTTAAATCCTTCTCTGAAGTGTAGACTCCTGGAGAAACGAATACTCTGTTTGAATTTGCCATCGATTGTTGTTTGGTTAATTATTTTATTACTTATTCAATAAATATCTTTGTTTTTAGCAAAGATTTCCGTAATTTTAGATAAAAAGATAGTAATTTATCTTTTTATATCTTTATTTATCTTTAGTTATGGAAAACAAAACAAAAAACGTCAAAATAAGTGAATTACATCATGAGATGTTAAAAGTGCATTGTGAAAAAAATGGACTAAAAATTTATAAAGTTATTGAAAAGTGGATTGAGGAACACTGTAAACCCAAAAAGAGGGATATGTACGGTGACGATTAGTGTATATAACACACCCCAATTTTTGAACCAATCGTTGGTGTCCCTAACAATGTTATGTCTTTATCTCCACTAATGGCGAATCCTGTACCCTCCTCATCAACAAGTCCATTTATGTCAATGTGGATAACACTATCGATTTTATTTTGAACCGTAAAAGTCAATGTTGAACCATCATATACGAATATTTCGTTTTCTAAAAATAAAGGTTTACCATAACTGTCAATAAAAACACTATTTCTACCCGGATAGTATGATACCATAACGGTACTACCTTCAGGTGGAGGTGATGCGAACGTTATTTTAGATGTTTGAGCTATATGAAAATAATCGACATCACGTTCTTGTAGAAGTCCATTAATTGATACATAAAATAAAAATCCAATACTTTCCCCAACACTAAACGTCGTTTGCATCCCATCGGCAATGAATGTTACCGTTTTTGTTTCAATTGATTTATTGAAAAATTTCTTCTCGTAAGGTTTAACCCCAACAAATTCAGTCATAAGAAAAAGTCTACTAACTGCGGGTTTAATTTCAAACTCCTCTGAATCAATTAAAAACCCTAACATTGTTAAATCATATGTCTGCATGTAAAATTTTCTACCATCCAATGTGTCAATAGGTGAATTATCACTAATCTTATCCAATATGATTGGAATATAATGACCCTTAACTGTTGTATAAGCTTGTCTTGATGAGAATTTTTGTAAGAAAATTTTGTTAAACCTGTTTAAGTCTCTAAATTTTTGACAAACTATTGTAATTTCAAAACTAATGTCAACCGCTACGGGTTGTGGCATCTTGTAGATATCTGCTCCCATTTGTGAACCATTCCATGTAGGTACGGTTGCATAATTGAAATTTCTTCTATCGGGAATCGTTCTTTGAATTGATGGATTGGTACCAGGCTGAACATCGGGTCTTCTAATAACCCCAATAAATGGAAGTTTCATATTTCCGTCTTCATCTGAGAAATTCCAATTATTTGAAATTTCACCCCATCTTTGAATTGTTAATATTTTTGGAATAACAGGAATTTGACTACCGTCAGATACAACTTTTAAGTTTTCTTTAACAAAATCTAACATTCCACCATCTAAATCATCATGTAATATAGAGTCAGGTAAGTATGAATCGGATTTAGTAATCCTATCCAAAAGTTGTTGTCTTCTTTCGGTTAGTTCTTTACCCTTGTAAATCTCAATATTGTTTTTTCTTTTAGGTATACCCATTTTATATTCCTCTAAATTCGTTTTCTTGTGTTGGTACACATGTTATTGTACGGTAATACGGTTTGTAACCAAAATAATTGTGTTTATTATCTGATGTAACTTTTCCGTCATTTGATACCGTGTAAAACCTAAGTCTACCTTCACTCTGTGGGTAACCTATATAATCACCATATTTTATATCAATGTTTAAGTCTTCCAATTGTTTCAAATAAACCGATATTTGCATATTACCCGGCTCAAGATATCTCATTGTACCTCCTTTATATGAACTGTTTTTAGCCTCTTCAATTTTAACCAACCCATTAAATTCAATAGGTGGGAAATATTTGATTTCATCTTTACCTACTTCACCATACACATCGTCAATGTCAGACTTTGCCCTATCAACACGATAAAGAACAAGTTTCATGTTTAAATCTCCGTGTAGGTATTCCTGACCCATCTCTATTTGTAAGTCGAAATCCTCCTTAGAGAAGAATTTAGACATTCTCGTTATTGGTAATTTATTATCCATATCTTCTATAAATAGTTTAATTATTCAATCTAATTCTTTATATTTTAATATGGAAACAAAAATCCCTGAAATTGAGGCAAGAACCATCCTTTCAACATATGAAGGTTCAAACAATCAATTGTTAGATTGGAAAAGGAAGTTTACTGAAGTTAAGAACTTTAAGTTAACAAGACCTCAAGCAGATTACGTATTAAAATACTATGAAACAACTCCAAGAGTTGCAAGAAAATATATCAACATTGTAGGTTCATTTGGTGAAAAGATAATGGAAGATAAATTATTACCATTACCTCCCGATAAAATATGGTGTGAAAAATTACTATGCGAAACCGAAAAGGCGTTCCATATATGGGGTAAAATACTTGATGGTGAGAATTTAAGTGCTATGTGGTTACCTAAAGCTGCCGTTGTTCAAGAAGAAAAGAAACTCAATAGAGTTATCGACTATTCAAAGTACGATGTAAGACCTCCTATGGACCACCAGAAGGTCGCCATTGAGAAGTTATTAGCCAATGATAAGTTTATACTCGCGGATGATATGGGTCTCGGAAAAACGACCTCAGCGGTTATCGCGTCGATTGAATCTAACATTAAGAAAGTTTTAATTGTTTGTCCCGCATCTTTAAAAATAAATTGGAAAAGAGAAATTGCAAATTATTCAGATAAAAAGGTATTAATCGTCGAAGGACGTAAATGGGGGTCAACTTTTGACTACTATATAATCAACTATGATATTATTAAAAACTATCACACGACAGATAAGAGTGAAGATAGTGATGATTATAAATTATTGGTTAATGAGAAATTTGATTTAGCAATTGTAGACGAGGCTCACTACATTTCAAACGCAACGGCAAACAGAACAAGATTATTGAATGATGTACTTGAACAAATACCAAAAGTTTGGTTGTTAACAGGAACTCCGATGACATCTCGACCAATAAACTATTTTAATTTACTAAAGATTGTTGATTCACCATTAACACTGAATTGGCAATCATATGTTCGTAGATATTGTAAAGGATATCAATTTAATGTTGGTAACCGTAAGGTGTGGAATACGAGTGGTGCGAGTAATTTGGATGAACTTCGTGAAAGAACTAAACATGTTGTTTTAAGAAGAATGAAAACAGATATTCTTGACTTACCTGAAAAAATTGTAACTCCCGTTTTTGTTGAGTTAACGAGTAAAATGTATGATGAGGAATTAGAGGAGTTTACAAGAATAACTAACGATAAGAAAAATGACGAAACAATTACGGTTACGTTAAATCGTTTAATGAAAATTAGACAACTAATTGCTTATGAAAAAATTCCATACACTTGTGAGTTAATTGATAAGTTTGTTGAACAAGGAAAAAAAGTAATTGTTATGACAAACTTCACAATGTCCTTAGATATGTTACATGAAAAATATAAAAAGATTTCTGTAACATTGGATGGACGTATGAATAAGGATAAGAGACAAGAGAATGTGGATAGATTTCAAAGTGACGATAAAATAAAAGTTTTTATTGGTAACATTAAAGCTGCCGGTGTTGGTATTACATTAACTGCCGCTGAAGTTGTTATCATGAATGATTTATCATTTGTACCTGCGGACCACGCCCAAGGGGAAGATAGAGCATATAGATATGGTCAAAAAAATAGTGTTCTCGTTTACTATCCTGTATTTGAGAACACTGTTGAAAAAATTATCTATAACATTTTACAGAAAAAGAAAAATGTAATTGACCAAGTAATGGGTGACGGAGAATATTCAGAATCGTTTAGTAAAGATTTACTTAAACAACTCTTTTAATTCATTAATTTTATTACTTAATAACATTTCCAACTTAGAATCTTCTGAGTTGGGAATGTTTACAATTATTTTTCGTTCTGGTTCTAATTCGTAAGATATAAAATTTTCAACACCTTCTTTTTGGTAGGTGAAAATAAAATTATTAGTTCCACATAATTTGAATAGTTCGTTTAATTTATTATTCATTGTAATTTTTTTCTTTGTATAATAATTCATTTGGAAAAATTACTCCATTATCTGTAAATGTTAATTTTTCTTTAATGTTATCGAATATCATTATTTTTTCTTCACCACAAACAAACACGTAATAATCACATTTAGAATTTTTAGACATTGCAACATTAACTAAATAACCATCTTCTAATGGCGTGATTTTACATGTTCCTTTAATTTGGTCCGTGGATTTTCTCGAGGTGTGAGTTTTCCAAACATCGATTCCTTCAGTTCTGTCTCGTTTATCACCACGACCTTTCGTCGATTCATAATTAACTATATCATCAAAAAACTCATGTATATGTTTTTCATAAAAATGTTGTGCTTTATCACCTAGTTCCATGAATTTTCTAAATAATGACCTTAATTCTTCACAAAAGGGATTACCAATTAAAAATATTTCTTCTTTTTTATATTCAATTATTTTAAAGATTCTGTCTATTTTCTTAATTGTGTCAACATCAGAATCGTTTTTATGGAAAATTATCGGTTCTTTATATGTAAAATTTTCACCACCAATTTCAATCGACTCTATGCCCTTTTTACGGTATAGGTTATAAATGAATAAATTACAACGATTAAAAATAATTGAGTGTCCGGTATAGTTAGTATCCGCTTGCATCAATTCATCCCATTTTCCGTTATAAATTACACCAATATCTTCAGTTTTTTCTGTTGGGTTTTGAGTCCAAAGACCCATAGGTTCGTATATTTCTTTTAAAATATCTAAAATCTTAAACTTAATATGTAGTTTAATTTTTATGTTACTTTGCCATAATTTAGATAGACTATCATCCAACCGCACTTCGGAAATCGGATTTATATCTAATGTTCTTAATCTTTCTTTTATATCCATAAACACTAATATAATAAAAAATTTTAAAAATTCATAATAAAAACCTAGATATTTATGTAATATGAGCGCAACAATTATAACCCAAGAACAAAAAGATAAACTATATACTCAGGTTTTTCACCTATTAGGTATGCCCGTTCGTGGTATAGAACTTACCGAAGAACAAATGGACACTTTCTTAGAGTTGTCTCTATCTGAATATGAACAATACGTTAGTGATTGGTTAATCGAGTCACAATGGTCAGCATTGGCGGGATTAGATGTGGATACACAATCTTTGACTCGTGCATTTACAACAAGAAGTTTAGATTATGAAACACAATATTCATATTCCTATTCTAAAATCGTAGGATTACAGGCGGGTGGTGATAATGAAATGAAGAAAGATTTTATTGAGTTATCAGGTAATACACAAACATACGTAATACCTGCTGGCCGTGAAATTAACGAACTTTTATGGTTCACACGTGCCGAGTTATCGGATTCAATTGTTGACCCATTCTTAGGGGGATTTGGTGGTCTTGGTGGTGTTGGATTTGGTGGTGTGGGTGGATTTGCTCAGGTGGGTTCATCGGGTTCATATTTTATGTTACCAGCGTTTGACCTTTTATTAAGGATGCAAGATAGAAATCTTAAAAATCGTTTAATAGGTGGGGAATTAACATATAGAATCACTGCAGGACCTAACGGAACAAAGATTGTTCATCTTTATAATGTACCGGGTGGTAGATTTGATTTTGGTTCATTAAAAACATATAGAGTGTGGTATTGGTATTATCCAACAACCGATAGAGATACTTGTTTAGATAAAAATAAAGACGTTATTAAGTTACCGTCAGATGTGGATACCGAACAATTAACTTGGGACACCTTAAACAAACCGGCACAAAACTGGGTTAGAAAATATCTTATTGCGTATTCTAAAGAAGGGTTAGGACGTATTTGGGGTAAATTTTCGGGAGACTTACAAGTTCCTGATAGTTCAATTAAATTAGATTATACTTCACTTATTACCGAAGGTAAAGACGAAAAGTTAAAATTAATTGAAG